ATGTGCGAAAGACCTTCAAACAACTTCAAGTGTTGCATGCTGAAAAAAAGATACAGAATAAGGCTAAAAATGATTTCTTATCTTTTGTCAAATGTGTGTGGCCAGATTTTGTAGAGGGGTCCCACCACAGGCACATTGCAGATAAGTTTAATAAATTGGCGACGGGTGAAATAAATCGTCTGATAATTAATATGCCACCAAGGCATACTAAATCAGAATTTGCATCTTATCTTCTGCCAGCGTGGATGGTAGGCCGTGATCCAAAATTAAAAATTATTCAAGCAACACACACGGCAGAACTAGCAATCAGGTTTGGTCGTAAAGCAAAAAATTTAATCGATAGTGATGATTATAGAAAAATTTTTAAAACAAAATTACAAGAAGATTCTAAAGCAGCGGGACGTTGGGAAACATCTGATGGCGGTGAATATTACGCAGCGGGTGTTGGTGGAGCAATCACGGGTCGTGGTGCAGATTTATTAATCATTGACGATCCACATTCAGAGCAAGACGCATTATCCAAAGCATCTCTTGAGAGAGCTTACGAGTGGTATACATCAGGTCCACGTCAGCGTTTACAACCTGGTGGTAAAATAATTTTAGTAATGACAAGATGGTCTACGAAAGATTTAACGGGAGCCTTGGTTGCTTCACAAAAAGAAGTTAAAGCTGATAAGTGGCACGTGGTTGAATTTCCAGCACTCTTGGAACACGAATCAGGGATTAAACCAGTATGGCCTGAGTATTGGAAATTAGATGAGTTAGAGAAAGTTAAAGCTGCACTACCTGTTGCTAAATGGAACGCACAATGGATGCAAGAACCAACTAGTGAAGAAGGTGCAATATTAAAACGTGAGTGGTGGCGTATTTGGAAACACGATTGGATACCAAATATTCACCATGTAATACAATCTTATGATACAGCGTTTTTAAAAAAAGAAACAGCAGACTATAGTGCTATAACCACGTGGGGTATTTTTTATCCATCCGAAGATGAGGGTGCAAACTTAATGTTATTAGATTCAATTAAAGGTAGATATGAGTTTCCTGAACTTAGAAGACTAGCCCTTGAACAATATAAATACTGGCAACCTGAAACAGTTATCGTGGAGGCTAAAGCTTCAGGACTGCCTTTGACTTACGAACTACGAAAAATGGATATACCAGTAACAAACTTTACACCCAGCAAAGGAAACGACAAGCACGCTCGTGTAAATGCTGTTGCACCTTTGTTTGAATCTGGTATTATCTGGGCTCCTGAACAAAAGTTCGCTGAAGAGGTAATAGAAGAATGCGCAGCTTTTCCATATGGGGATCATGATGACTTGGTTGACTCCACCACGCAAGCGATCATGAGATTTAGGCAAGGTGGACTACTTTCTCACCCAGAGGATTATGTGGAGGAGATGAAGGAGAAAAAAAAGAGGATATATTACTAATGATGTACAAAAAAGAAAGACCTGGATATTTATTAGGTGGTTTGTTAACCAAAACTATTAAAGCCGCTTATAAAGCCTATAGAAAAAAAGGTGGGCGTAAGACAATTGATCGTTTTAAAAAAAGATTAGAAGATTACAAAAAACAAAAAGCTGAAATACCTTCAGATGACATGAAAACAATTTTAAAATTAAAATCTAAACAGGATGTTAGAAAAGGTATTAGATCTCAATTACCAGGGAAGAGACAGAGAAAAACAATTGATACGGGTATTCTTGGGGGTAAACAACAAGTATATAAAAGTACACCTAGTAGAAAATTACTTTCTAAAAGCTCAAAAAAAGGTATGCCAAAATTATTAGGTGCTATTGGTAGAGAATACTCTAGAAATATAGCTAAGACAAAAGACGTAAAAAGAAAACCAAACTTTAAAGGCGGTCTAATCAGAAAACCTAGACTAGCCAAACGAGGATTTTAATGATGCTTAGAAAAAAATATTTACTAGGAGGACTTGTTGCAAGAGGACTCACAGCTGCAACTAAAAAATTCTTAAAAGAAGGGTCTAAAAAATTTCCTAAGTCTACAATCAAAGAAGGAATTACTAAAAGTCAAAAAACTCAAGCTGATACTTTTAGAAAAGCAAAAATAGTAGAGTATGCTCATAATAAATTACAAAAACTTGGTGGTAAAATTTTTAAAAAAGATAAGATAAAAACAAAACCTCATTTTGGAAGAGCAGATAAGATGGGAGAAAAAATAGTTAAAGATCAAAACAAACTTGAAAGAATGGTAGATATGTTAAAAAACAAAAATTTAAAAGCGCAAGGCAGAAAACCAAACTTTAAAGGTGGCCTGATCAGAAAACCTAAATTAGCAAAACGGGGATTTTAATGTCAGAGCTAACAGATAAATATTCCAAAAATTTTAGTCCAGAAAAAAAGAAGATATTCGAAAAACGTGTAGCCGATAATTTAGGTGCGATGTCAGAGTTATCAGCAATACAGTTAGTATTAGCAGAAATGAGAGCTGAAGGAATGAAAGATGGTGGTATGATAGACAAGCCACTTGGATCTGGAGGTGTAAAGTCTGGCCCACCGCCAAAGAGAGGTCCTAATCCACAAGGGTTGAAAGTTCCTTTAAAACAAGTTAAAACCTAAGACTGGAGAAATTTAAATGGCAGATATAGACAAGTCGCTTCCTAACGAAGTTAGAGCAGAAATCGAATTACCCGCTGAAGACGTTGTTGAAGAGGAAGTAGTAGAACAAAAAGGTCCTGTTGAAGTAACACCAGAAGAGGATGGCGGTGCAACAATTGATTTTGAACCAGGTGCCATTAACATTCCAGGAACAGAAAATCATTTTGATAATTTAGCAGATATTTTACCAGACGATATTTTAGAACCACTAGGAAACGAAATGGTTCAAAATTATATGGATTATAAAACTTCTAGAAAAGATTGGGAGCAAGGCTACATACAAGGTTTAGATCTTTTAGGATTTAAATATGAAAATAGAACAGAGCCATTTCAAGGGGCTTCAGGTGCAACGCATCCAGTTTTAGCTGAAGCAGTTACACAGTTTCAAGCACAAGCTTATAAAGAATTATTACCAGCAGAAGGACCTGTTCGAACACAGATCATGGGTATATCAAGTCCACCTGTAGAACAACAGTCACAACGTGTTAAAGATTTTATGAATTATTTAATCATGGATCAAATGCAAGAATATGAACCTGAGTTTGATTCTATGTTATTTCATTTACCATTAGCTGGATCAACTTTTAAAAAAGTTTACTATGATCAACTATTGGGAAGAGCGGTGTCAAAATTTGTACCCGCTGAGGATTTGATTGTTCCGTATACGGCTACCTCATTAGACGATGCGGAATCAATCATCCATAAATTAAAAATATCTGAAAATGATTTGAGAAAACAACAAGTGAATGGTTTTTATTCTGATATTGAACTTGCACCACCAAGTATAGATTCAAATAATGAATTAGAAAAAAAGGAAAGAGAATTAGAAGGAACTAAAAAAACTGGACGTAACGAACCAATGTACACTGTTTTAGAGTGTCATGTTAATTTAGATTTAGAAGGATTTGAAGAAGTTGATGCTGATGGTGAACCTACAGGAATTAAACTCCCTTACATTGTCACTGTTGAAGAGGGTGGCAGAAAAGTTTTATCTATCAGACGTAACTATGCACCTGATGATCTAAAGAAAACTAAAATCCAATATTTTGTTCATTTTAAATTTCTTCCAGGTCTTGGATTTTATGGCTTTGGATTAATTCACATGATTGGCGGATTGAGCAGAACCGCAACGGCTGCTCTCCGTCAATTGCTAGACGCAGGAACATTATCTAATTTACCAGCAGGATTTAAACAACGAGGTGTTAGAGTTAGAGACGAGGCTGCACCTATACAACCAGGTGAGTTTAAAGATGTTGATGCACCAGGTGGATCATTACGTGATGCATTCTTTCCATTACCATACAAAGAACCATCAGCAACATTACTACAGCTAATGGGTATAGTTGTTGGTGCAGGTCAGAGATTCGCTGCTATTGCTGATATGCAAGTGGGTGATGGTAATCAATCTGCTGCTGTTGGAACAACAATTGCATTATTAGAACGTGGTTCAAGAGTCATGTCTGCTATTCATAAAAGATTATACGCAGGTATGAAAAAAGAATTTAAATTATTATCTAAAGTTGTGTCACAATATTTACCACCAGAATATCCTTATGATGTAGTGGGCGGTGCAAGAACTATTAAACAAATAGATTTTGACGATAGGGTTGATGTTTTACCTGTTGCTGATCCAAATATTTTTTCAATGGCACAAAGAATATCTATGGCACAAACAGAATTACAACTTGCACAATCAAATCCACAAATTCATAATTTATATAATGCGTATCGAAAGATGTATGAAGCAATCGGTGTAAAAAATATTGATCAAATATTACCACCACCTGCACCAATGGCACCGATGGATCCAAGTATGGAACACATTAATGCAATGGCAGGTAAACCTTTTCAAGCTTTCCCTGGTCAAGATCACAGAGCACACATCACAGCGCACTTAAATTTTATGTCAACGAATATGGTTCGAAATAATCCTATGATTATGGCGGCTATACAAAAAAATATTTTAGAACACATAAGTTTAATGGCACAAGAACAAATACAATTAGAGTTTAGAGACCAAATGATGCAGTTACAAACTCTACAACAACAAGCACCAACAAATCCACAAGCAGCACAGATGCTACAACAAATAGCTCAGCAAGTTGAAGCTAGAAAAGCAGTGTTGATTGCAGAAATGACAGAAGATTTTATGAGAGAAGAGAAGAAAATTACATCACAATTTGATTCTGACCCACTTCTAAAACTAAAATCACGTGAAGTTGACCTACGTGCGATGGAAAATGAGCGTAAACGAGACAATGATCAGGCACAAGTTGAACTTGCAAGAGCAAGATTGATGCAACAACGTGAAAATTTTGAAGATAAGTTGGAACAAAACGAAGATTTATCAAAATTACGTGCTGGAGTTAGCCTTGCAAAGTCAGGAATACAACAAGCACAGGTTATGATGGAGGATGATTAATGCCATTAAACAAAAAAGGTAAAAAAATTATGAAATCCATGAAAAAACAGTATGGTAAAAAGAGGGGTGAAAAGATATTCTATGCATCTAAGAACAAAGGTGTTATAAAAGGGGTTAAAAAAGGAGCATAAATGCAAAAACTTGATAAAATTAAGGAAATTAAAGTTGCTGATCAAAGTGTTGAGATAGATCCTAGATCTAAAACAACTGCTGATAAAGCTTTTAATTATATTGGTACAGGAAAACCTGAAATGCCAGTTGGCGGTCAGAAAAGAATGTTACCAGAGAAAAAAAGAAACTCTAAA